ACTGCAAACACATCGAAGTGGATGCAGACAACCACAGCACTATTGCCACGTTCACGTTCATGACCCCCAATGACGTTGAGGACTTTGCCGGATTGATGGTGCGTCTAGCATCAGGCATAGAAGTGATGATTTCAGTAGAGGACGATGGCGATTGAGTATCGCGGCGAGCGTTTTGAGGGTTACAACAAGCCAAAACGCACCCCAAACCACGCAAAAAAGAGCCATGCAGTCCTTGCCAAAGTCGGCAATGAAGTGAAGTTAATTCGTTTTGGCGAACAAGGCGCAAAAACAGCAGGCAAACCAAAACCCGGCGAAAGCGAAGCGATGAAGAAGAAACGTGAATCATTTAAACGTCGCCACGCAAAAAACATCGCAAAAGGAAAGATGAGCGCCGCATATTGGGCAGACAAAGTAAAGTGGTGACATGACTTACTCCGTCCCAGGGCTCGTACGGACCCATCTGGTCAGTAGCTCCTACATGGGGAGTGTCGATAGCCCCTTCACACGCACCCGCGCCATCATCGACCAGATGAAGGGCTGGGAAATCATGAAGGCGGTCACATCTGGAACGGAGTATTTAAGAGAAAACAGCGAAACATTCCTCCCCCTCGAACCCCGCGAAGACTTCAGCGCATATTTAGCCCGCGTCAACCGCTCAGTCTTCACGCCATACACCCAACGCCTAATCCGCGCCGCCGCCGGTTTAATCCTGCGCAAACCAATCAGCGTCACCGGCGACCCGTACTGGACCGAAGTTTTCAACAAAGACGTCGATGGCTGCGGCTCAGACCTCGACGAGTATGCCCGCCGTTTGGTCACATGCGCCCTGACCTACGGCCACTCGCACGTTCTAGTCGATTTCCCTGCACCATCCGAAGCCCGCAGCCTCGCCGAAGAACGCGCACTCAACCGCCGCCCCTACTGGATCGAGGTAGACCCCACCAACGTCTACGGCTGGCGCCTGGATCGTGAAACCAACTACGGCAACCTGACGCAAGTCCGCATCGGCGAAAAAGCCGTAGTCCCGGACGGTGACTTCGGTGAAAAAGTGTACGACCAAGTACGAGTCATCGAACCAGGCCGTTACCGCGTCTTCCGCCAAGAGGAGCAAAAACTTGAGATGCGCGGACCATTCCCATATCCCGCATCCTTCGACCAATCCGACGCAACCTCCGCCTACGAGCTAGTCGAATCCGGCGACTTCTCGCTGGGAGAAATTCCCCTGGTGACGGTTTACGCCGACAAACAAGACACCATGACCAGCCGCCCACCGCTGCTGGACATCGCCCACCTGAACTTGGCCCACTACCAACGCCAAGCCGACCTAATCCACAGCCTCCACATCGCCTCGCAACCACTGCTCGTCCTTGAGGGCTGGGACGACCAAACCAAGGACATGGCCGTCAGCGTCAACTACGCAATGGCGACCCAACCAGGCAACAAGGTCTACTACGTGGAACCTGCCTCAAGCGCCTTCGAGGCGCAGACATCAGAAATCAAAGAACTCCAACAACAAATGGCGACATTAGGCATCAGCACCCTGAGCCAACAAAAATTTGTCGCTGAATCTGCCGACGCCCGCCGCCTGGATCGTATCGACACCAACTCAATGCTGTCGATGGTCTCAATGGATCTCGAAAGCGGCCTGCAGAAGTCCTACAACCACGCCGCCAACTACCTAGGAATCGAACCACCCGAAGTCAAGATCAGCCGCGACTTCGACCTCCAGCGTCTCATCGGCCAAGACATCGCGGCCATGTCCCAACTCTTCCAAGACGAAGTCATCAACCGCGACGAATTCCGCGACATGTTGGTACAAGGCGAAATCCTCCCAACCGCCGCCGAATCCCCAGATTCCGCGTCAGAGCTACAGTAAAACCAACTTATTAGTTAGATCATGGCCAAATCCATGGATCGTGTACCGCAAGCGGACGGTACTTACAAGTGGGAACTGGTCGAAGTTACCCAGGATTACCTGAAGGAACGTGCCGCCAAAGAGGAAGCACTGAAGAACGGCACACCGTTCCCCGGTTCAGAACCTGAACCAAAGAAAACTATTCGCCGTTCAAAGGTTAGTAAAGTAGACGAGTCAACTAACTTCTAGTAATGGAAGAACAAGTCATCCAAGAGACGCCAGTGGCATCTCCTGAACAGCCTGTGGCTGAGACTGCCCCCACGCCAACCGTAGACGTTTCTGCTTACGAGCAGCAAATCCAAGCACTACAACAGCGAGCCACCGAAGCCGAAGAAAAATTCCAAGGCATCAAAGGCAAGCTAGACGAGGTCTACAAAAAGCAGGACGACCAGCGCAAAAAGACGCTGGAAGACCAAGGCCAATGGAAGGACCTTTGGGAAGAAGCCAACAAAACGGCCCAAACCAAAGAGCAACAAATTGCCGACCTGGAGCGTCAGCTTGCGGATCTTCGTATGTCCAACGAAGCCCAAGCAATGAAAACATCAGCCCTCTCAGCAATTAGCCAGGCTGGTGCGATTAACGCGAACCAGATGCTGCAACTGGTTCAAAACAACTTGAAGAAGGCTGAGGACGGCAGTGTCAAGGTATTGGACGGCGGTGTCGAGCAAGACATCAATGTTTATCTTGCAAAGCTCAAAAACCCTGGTTCAGGTTATGAGCACCACTTCAAACCCAGCACGCAAGCTGGCATGGGAGCCAAGCCTGTAACCGGAACTGCTGGTGCCGCCGGAATGTCTAATCCGTGGGCAGAAGGTAGCATCAACTTAACAAGGCAAATGTCCTTGGAGATTACTGACCCTGAGCTTGCAGCTGTGCTGAAGCGAGAGGCCGGTAAGTAGCCCCAGTGGGGCAAAAATCTTTTAAGTCCGTGACTTAAACCCCGTAAACTTTGCCCCCGAAAAGGAAATGGCAGCCCCGTTTCAGAATTATTCCGGCGGTGTCCTTCTGGCGGACATCGTAAAAAGGAATAATCTCAGCACTTATGTGTCTGAGGCCATCAAAGAGCGCAGCGAGTTCATCAAGTCCGGCGCTGTTGTTCGTAACGCCCTGCTGGATGCCCGCGAAGGCGGCACCCGCATCCAAGTCCCCGAGTTCAACCCGGTCGCCCCTACCGAATCCATCATGGATGGTACGGCTACTTGGGACACCAACGGCTATCTGGTTCCCCAGAAAGTCGGCACCGCAACTCAAATCGCCACCATCTGCCATCGCGGTTTCGCGTATGCCGTGGATGACGTTGCGATTCTGGCTGCAGGTGAAGACCCCATGCTTCACATCCGCAACCAGCTGGCTGACGCCATCAACAAGCTGAACAGCGCCCGCCTGTATAACCAACTGGCCGGTCTGTTTGGCACCGCTCTGTCCTCCCACTCCCTGGACAAAGCTGTTGGTGCGACCTCTGGTCAAGCCGAAGCCAACTACCTGACTGCGGCCACCGTTGCCGAAGCCCGCTCAGTCCTGGGCGAGCGTGGCGACGAACTGGACATCCTGGTTGTCCACCCCTCCGTTGCTTACTACCTGTATCAGGTAGGAATGCTGACCTTCTCCACCTCTGCACTGGCCGCTTCTGGCGCAGTGACCTGGGGCGGCGGCGGCGTCGGCATTGGCGCTCGCGAAGTCGGCGAATTCGCCGGTATGCGCGTGATCGTTGACTCCCAAGTCAACACCGTCCGTCCTGGTACGGCTACTCACATCAGCGAGTTCCGCTGCTACATGCTGAAGTCCGGCACCATCCTCGAGGGTGTGCAGCAGGACCTCCGCGTGGAAGCAGACCGCAACATCCTGTCCAAGCAGGACGTGATCTCGGTGGATTATCACACCGCCTATCACATCATGGGCACCAAGTGGACTAGCGCTGGTGACAACCCCACCAACGCCCAACTTGCCACCGCTGGCAACTGGAGCGCCACCTACGACATCGATCTGATCCCTGCTGTGGAACTGATCGTGAACACCCCCCTCGACACCACCGCAATTCCTTCCTGATAAACTCAGCGAAGAGCGCGTTACAGGCCCCACTTCGGTGGGGCTTTTTTATTGCAGCTAGACTTCAACAAAGTGTTCTTGTCATGCTGTGGCCGCAACCATTGACGCCACATTAAAAGGAGAAAACGCCAACAGCTATGTGACATTAGCTGAGGCAAACACCTACTTTGAAACCGTCCCAAGCAGCACGACCTGGGACGACAAAACCGACGACGAAAAGAACCGCGCCCTGATTTCAGCAACCCGCTGGATCGACACCCTTAACTTCTACGGCGACCGCTGCGACAACGGCCAAGCGTTGAGTTGGCCTCGCAACGATTATCACGTTGACCGCGTCGAACTGGTCTGCACCAGCATCCCCAACGACATCAAATACGCAACTTACGAACTGGCGCGAGCACTAGCCAACGACACAGACGCCGTCACCGGCAACACCGGCACCGGAGGCTTGTACGAAAAGGTCAAACTTGGCGACCTCGAAGTCCAGTACAACACCGAAAGCCAAGCCACCGGAACCGTCAACAACATCTTCGACGTCTACCCCTGGCTGCAGTCCTACCTTGGGGCGTACTGCCTAGGCGGCAGCGGCAGCTACCAAGTCCGTCTAGTGAGAGGTTGATATGTCGCTCATCGACGACGTCTTCCGCGACATACCCGCCCCCCTACTTAACACTTGGGGCCACTCGATGACGTACGTCAAAGCAGCCACAACCGAAACCTACGACCCAAGCACTGGAACGATCAGCGGCACCGAAACCAGCGTGACGGTGAAGGGCATCATCATGAGACTCGACCCCAAGGAATTTCGGGGAGAGTTTCAAAGTACCGACATAAAGATCGTAATCGGCAACAGCGAGCTAGGCGATTACTATCCAAACGTACGTGATCGCGTACGTTTCACTCAAGCAGGCGAGACCAAAGAAGGCCGCATCATCGACGTCGAAACCTACCGAGGCGACCTAGCAATCCTGCACAACCTAATCGTGAGGCCGCAGTAATGGCAA